AACTTTGGTAACATCCAGCAAGCCTGTTGGGAAAAGTTCAATGACAGTCCCCAGATAAACTCTCATGTAAGAGACCAGATGGGTCTTATGACAGGGTATGGGTTTGAAGTTAACTCTCCTATCCCTGAGATTCAAGAGGTTCTTTCTCTAATCGGAGATGATGTAAGGAATGAGCATTACAAGTTCATTCCCAAGTGGGTTGCCCGTGCTGAGATCCAGGGGGAGCTATTTCTTGCTCTGACTGTTCACCCAGATGGGTTTGTAGAAACTGATTTTATGAATCCCAGTGGTTTATCCGGTGGAGGGGAAGCAAATTCTGGCATTTACTTCCATCCAAGAAAACAAACCATGCCTATGATTTATGAATTTACGATAACTTCTGTTAAGAATAGTGGTTCTGTTTCTGAAAGCCTCCTTTACCCAAGCATGTATGCAGCCTATTACCCAGAGCTTTTAGAAGAAACAATACTTGCAAATAAGTCAAGTCTTTCCAGCAAGAATTGGGCAGGAGAGAATGCAAGCGCCAAGTATTCAGACATCGGTAATAAGCAGACCTTCATAATTGCTTGGGACAGAGGTTTTATTACACCAAGAAACCTCTCACATATAAAAACCACAGTTAAGTGGGTAAATCATTATGAAGATCTCAAGAAGTGGGAAATAGATCACAAGAAATCAAGTGGTGCATACTTGTGGTGCGTGAAGATGATCGATATGCGGGCTTACAAGAACTGGATGAAAATGACTCCAGAGCAGAAGAAAGAAACTGGTCTTTATGCACCAAAGACACCTGGTGGAACCTTATTCTTGCCACCAGGTGTAGAGATTGAGTGCAAGAATCCCTCTTTGTCGAGCATATCAGAACAAGATACCGACATCATGCACATGGTAACATCAGGTCTTAATAAGCCAGAAGATATGGTTACTGGACAGACTAAAGGTGATACTTTCAGTGGTATCAAGGCATCACGGGGACCGCAGGCAGATAGGAACGCAGATGAGATTGCTTACTTTGAAAGGTTTCTTAGGTACGATCTGTGGAGAGGTATTTTCTTTCTTCGGAGTAAAGTCTTGGCTTCTTTTAAGTTGGAGTACAAAGTAGAAGAAGCCACTGATTTTAAAGACCAAGAACCTGTACTCAAGAAGGTTAAGAAGCAAGCACATGATTTGATATTCTTTGTGTTCCCTACTTCTGAAATCTCAGACTTGCAGAATAAGGCGTCTGCATACTTAGGGGTATCTCATGCAAGCATTGCAGAAACACTCGGTATACCGCGTTCTGATATTGCGGCTAAGCTAGGTTTTAATAACTATAGATCACATCGTCTGCGCTATGCACAAGAAGATAAAGAGTATCCAGAGCTTCCCTTGAACGTGGCTATTTTGAGCGCACAAGAAAGTTCTAATGGTTTGACTCCTGGTGGGGGATCTCCATTAGATAATAAGAATAAAGCAAAGCCAGCAGATCCTTCAACTCCTGCAAAAGAGAAACCAAAAGTAAAACCTACCCTTAATCCAAGAAAAAAGTAATTACTTATTCCGAGTATAATAGAACTCTTGACGGTTTATAAAATAACTATTATACTCGGAATACTTAAATAGGAGGTGTTATGCCATTATCCCCTGAGGCAATTGTAGAGAAAAACAAAATGTGTTCTTCTGGTGCTTGGCTTCTTTTGGTAGAATTCATTTATCCAGGGGAACCCAGTATTAGGATCTGTTTAAATAATGCATCAGTTACCTGGAATGGGAACGTTTGGGTACCTGCTGTATTTACCGTATCTGCAATCACAGAGACAAAAGATGCTTCTGTGAACTCTATACCCTTGTCCATAGTAGACATTAACCGACAACTAACTCCCCTCCTTGACAAATACCACGGAGCTGTAGGAGCAACGGTTTGGATACGGACCGTTCATTCTGACCATCTAAATCTAACAGAACCAGAACGAGAAGATTATTTTGAGGTTACGGAAACCACTATTGACCATAGCAGCACAATAACTTTTACTCTTGGACAGGAGAACTTGATAAACAGAAGGTGCCCAACCAATCGGTATTTCAAGAATCACTGCCGACATAAGTTCAAGGATTCTTTGTGTCAGTACACTGGGGCAGAAACTGAATGTTCTCTAACTTTGCGTAGGTGCAAAGAGCTGTCAAATCAAAAGAATTTTGGTGGTTTTCCAGGTGTAGGAATAGGAGGCTTTTTCTTATAATGGATTACAATGATTTAATAGGTCTTCCGTTTAAAGATGAAGGAAGGGGCCCTGATGGATATGACTGCTACGGCTTGCTTGCCGAAGTATACCGTAGAAACGGGATTATCATACCGACAATTAACGTATCTGTTTGTGCTTGTCAAGAACTCCCACAACAAATTATTGAAGAGCATAAGAAAAAATGGAGAGTATTGACAGAGCCAGAAGAACCTTGTGCCATAATTATAAAAGCTCAGTTAGGGTATGCACAACATATTGGTTGTTATATTGGTAACCGGAGAATGATCCACGTTACCTCAAACCGCAATGTTGTTGTTGATCCCATATCTTCTTATAAAACAAAAATTATAGGGTTTTACCAATATGTCGATAACAATTACCACCATTAAAAACCCCTTTGAGCCAGAATTTAATCATATAGAAGTAAAGGAGTTCCAAGAAGGAACTCCTTTATCAATGTATGTCCCTAATTTACCAATTAAATCAGGGATAAATTTCGTCTACTCTGTAAATGGGGAATCTTCTACATCGGACAGAATCCTCTTAGATGGGGACATTGTTGCTGTTTGTGCTAAAACAGAATGGGAAGGGGCCTATGTTGTAGGATCTTACATAGCTGAATACTTTGGTGCATACTCTATAGGAGCTGCGTACGTAGCAGGGGCATTAGTATATGCTGCTGCGTTTGTAGGGATAGCGTATGGTATGGCCGCTCTGGTTTCTGCTTTAGGTCCTGATATTCCAGAGGTTCCAAAAGATCAGTTTGGTTGGGGAGACCTCAGACAAACAACATTAGAAGGTACACCCATTCCTATTCTGTTTGGTACTATTAGGACTTCTGGACAAGTTCTCCAGCAATACGTATCTTCAATTGATAAAGACAAAGTAGAAACACTTGCCATTCAAGGAATACCACTTCCAAGTGAAGTTATTATTTATGGAGAAGATGGTGTTGCTTCTACTGTAGTTTTGGGTAATTTGGTAGAAGACCCAGCCACCGTAACAAACAGTGAAAAAGAATACCTTAATGTTCTGTTAGGAATTTGTGATCATGAGGTAGATGAAATCACAGAAATCTGGGTTAATGATCAACCTCTTTCTGGATATACTTCAGGATCCACAGATGAAAAATTTATCAGCATTACGTCTGAGCAGAGATTAGGTAAAGTAGATGATGGCATCATACCTGGATTTGAAGAAGTTCATTCACAATCTTCAGTAAATGTTGTATTGGATTCAAATAATACTTGGCACACCAGGACGACTCAAGGAGATGCTGTACAGAAGATCTTGATTGATGTCTCATTCCCTCATGGATTATACAGAAATAATGATTCTGGTGGAATAGAAGGTTGGACAGCTGGTTTTTCTTGGATGTTCCGTGAAGTCGGACAAGAATGGGGAATTATACATGCCCATGTTTTAACTACAACCAGCACTGATGCAGTAAGAAGAACATTCATTATTGACAATTTAGAACCTGGTCAGTATGAAATAGCAGTAAGTAGGCACCCAAACCCAAGCGCATACAATGAAAGAACTTGTGTTGAGAAAAGTACTTGGGACACATTCACTGAGATTATCAAAGAGAAATTTACATATCCTGGAATTGCGAAATACACAATACGTGCACTTGCTACGGATCAACTTTCTGGTTCCCAACCTTCTATAAGCTGTGTCGTAAAGCGCAATTTTGTTAAGGTATTTGATGCTAATTCAGGAACTTGGGTAACAAAATCTGCCACAAACCCAGCCTGGGTCTGCTATGCTTTACTGAATACATATTGTCATATTGATCCTTCCAGAATTGTTTACGATGAGTTTTTAGAATGGGCGGCTCGATGTGATGAAGTCATTGACGGCAAACCCAGGTTTGCGTGCAGTACTGTTCTATCTGACGGAAATATGTGGGACAGCTTGCAAAAGATAGCCCGTATAGGCAGAGGGGTTATCATTTTCAGAGGGTCTAAGTATGGTGTGTTTGAAGATAAAGCAGATGATGTCATTACCCATTTATTTACTATGGGAAATATATTAGCAGAATCGTTTAGTTTGCAGTACCTTTCCCAAAAAGATAGGGCTAATTATGTCGAATTAGAATACACTGATCCAGACAAAGACTACACAAGGCAGATTATAGGGGTGTATGACAAAGGGTATTTGTCTGACGACAATCAACAAAAAGCTTCGGTCTCTTATGAAGCCTCTCTTGACCGTGAGCAAGTTATTCGAGAAGCTGTATTTAAGATCAATTCCAATAATTTCTTGGATAAAGTAATCACTTTTGATGCTGACATTTATTCATTCGGGTGTAGAGTAG